TTGCATACCATTGCATTATGTTGTGCAATATTTGAACTGAGTTGTGCAATTTATGTATATTTGCACAACCGATATAACAGAGAATATATGACTACAGTAAAAGCATTTATAAGAACTGGGAAGAAGGATAAAGAGGTAAATGTCAGATTTCGATTATCTGATGGACGCAATGTACAGTTATTCCACAAATCAGATATTATGGTCTCTCCTACTCTTTGGGATGCCAAGACTGAAAAATATAAGGCTAAAAGTATTATAAAGTTAGACATAAGAACATCATTTAACACATCTATTGAAGAACGGAAGAATCTAATTTTATCCATTTATGGGAGCAACAAAGAATTAACCAGTGAAAAACTGGAAATCTTAATAGACCAGCACTTACATCCTGAAAAATATAACATCAGCAGTGAAGAGGAATCCATGTGTAGTATGTTCCAACGCTATGTTGACGGATGGCTAAATGCAGGTGTAATAGGTCCCGGCAGAAAGAAACATTACGATGTAGTGATAAGGGAACTGACTCGATTCCTCATTATCAATGGCATTGACGGGTTGCCGGTCAATGAATTCAATAAGGAACATATTCTAAATTTTCGTGATTTTCTACGCAAAGAATACACTCTGGTTGAAAAATTTCCAGAACTGTACGCAGAAATGAATAAGCGGAATATACCATCAAAGGAAAGAAGCCAGAATACAATTGCTGAGAAACTATTATTATTACAAGCATTTATGGTGGAGCTTGAAAGTAATGATGTTATTCCCGTATCTCCTTTCCGCAAGATAGGAAAAGAAAAAGAGTCCATTATGAAGCAACAATATGACGAGCCTTTCTTTCTCACCAAAACAGAATTCAATGAAGTTGTCCACAAAGAATGTCCCGAAACATTGCAGCGAGTAAAAGATGTATTCGTTGTTCAATGTTGTTTCGGTTGCCGTATAGGTGATTTCAGACGATTCACTTTTGATAATATCAGCATTGAAGAAGGAATACCTTACATTCATTATTTACCTCAAAAAACACACAAGGATGGACTTATACGCACTGAGATAAAAACTCCCATCATTCGTATTGCTTATGATATTATTATGAAGTATAAAGGTAGGCTACCAAGCAATGCTTTGTTACCCTATTATCCTGATGGCAATGGTGAAACCGGGTACAATTATCAAATAAAAAAACTACTTGAATACTGTGAGATTAGCCGGAAAGTGGCAATGTTTAGTGCGGCATTGGGAACAAATGAATACAAATCCATATATGAGATTGCAAGCAGTAAACTTGCCCGTAAAACTCATGTAGATTTAATGAATAAAGTTCAGATAGATAAATACGCAGCAGGCCTTCATGCAAAAGGCAGTGGAGCCGTAGACAGATATACTGGATTAGGTATAAAAGAACGTTTTATTTTAATGTGTGCGGCTTTTGGCTGTAATCAGTATGAAGTTGACGATGATTTATCTGTAATGGAATAGGCTCACTTAGTATCTCATATTGATACTCTGTTATTTGACACCATCCCCGTAGTTGAGCCGCTACGGGGATTTTTACTGAAAAAGAAGCGATTCATTCAACTGCCTTTTCCACAATCTCCATCACTACATGGCTTGACTCCAACCAGAACCAATACCACAACCAAAGCATAATCCCACCCAACCAAACAAAAGCCACATCAATATAGTACAAATTTAATATCCTGCTAACCAATACACATAAGAGTTCTCCGCAAAGCACATAGGCAGCAACCATAGTAACAAGCTGGTCATTGGCAACAGTTATCAAAACCAGAATGCCTATAACGGGAAGAAGGGAAATACAATCAATTAGAAGTTGTTGTTTGTCATTCATAATACAATAGGGATTAGAATACAAATATAAACATTATTTTGTATAAAACAACCCTCTATAATAGGAATTTCTGACGAAAAAGAAACGAACTATTATTACAATATAAACAAAAAGAGCGACTATTCAGCCGCCCCTTTCGCATTAACGAGATAGACATAAAAGCATCTCGAATCATCTCTGTAGATGGATGCCGAACCACTACAGAGTTTCCATTCATTCTACAGTTTCTCCTTTTTCATTCAGAAGTACCGTTACTTCTTCAGTGGATTGATTTTCCTTGGTGATGGTCAACACAACCTTATAAATCTTACCGGTTTCTTTCTCGGAAATGAAAGCCTCCTTTATTACAGCCCCCTCATAGTCCTTAGCCAAGACATTCATAACTGCCTGAGGCAAGTCTTTTACTTCCACTTTTGTGAACTCATCCTGAGGATTTTGCTGAGTTTGCTCTACAGACTGTGTTCCAGAAACCACGTAAGCAAATGCTACTGAACTGCCTAATCCCATAACCATTGCTAATGCTACCAATACTTTTTTCATAATCGTAAGTTTTAAGTAAATAAATATAGTTTTTGTATTAACTATAGGACAAACGATATGCCATGATGTACATCAGTACATAATACATTATACATCAGCATATTATAAAAACAAGAAGGAATAATTATGTGTGGAAATATGTGGAACTGAGTACCACACATGGGGAATAATTACACAATATGGATTACTTAATTCTTGGGAAATGGAACAAGACAGCTGAATAAGCTGCCCCTTCTATAAAACAGTCAACAAACAGACATTCACTAATCAAATGACATAAACATAAGCATAAATAACCCGGCTAAAGCCATAGCAAATGCAATTACCATACAAAACTCTTTTTTCATAACTAATAATTTGGTTAAACACATATTTCCATCGCACGTTCAACAACGCACTCTTGTCTCCGACAAAACCTCAGCCGCATAAAAGCTGAGGTCCAGCATGTTCCTTTCAATATATACAATCAATTAGAGCACACAATGTTGGAACATTCTGTAAATCCAGTATAAAGAAACTGCAATGGCTGAAAGAAGGACTATACTAACACTATATACCGGATTCTACTATAAAGACAACTGCTTTTCTGAAATTCCCTACGTGACTTGAGGGAATTTTTATAAAAGAAAGGGCACGCAAACGAAAAAGCCCCGACATGTCATACACAAGGTATGAATTGTTACTGAAATATGAACAAAGGAAAAGGCAACTTATTGGGCTACCTTTCCTTTTATATAATCTATTCCCTCATTCCCCATACCTTTTTTCCAGATATTATATGTAATATATGACAAATAATCACAGTTTTCATTTATAATATTTTTATCAATACTGAACTCATTACATCTTAAAGCCTCACTGGATTTGCAATGCCTTTCAATACCTTTTTTCTTATACAAACAACATATCCTCTCGCTCGTATAATAATTCGTTTTATAATATTTACATAAGAAACAATTTCTCACATTTTCATAATTTTTATAGGCAATTACCCAACCAAAAGTCAAAGGATCTATAGTACGATTAGTATAATAATCGAATGTAATCTCAAATATAGCAGATGAATATCGATGGGTATATTCATTACAACTAATACGCTTATATAAACCTTTCATTGATTCTAATAATACGAATTTATTGAGTTGCATCCCACATGTTCTAGTAATCCCATCTTTACGCCTAAAATTATAAAACATTGTTGTCTCATCTTCTGAAATCATTCCATTTCTTATAATATCGTCTAATTCATATTCAGAGCTTAGAGCAACTTCAATAATACGCATCCCAGATTCTATCTTCTCCTTCTCACATTGATGTGAAACTAAAATCTCAATAAAAATAGGCTCATGTCTATTTTCAGAATCAGAAAGAAATAAATCAGCCCGGAAACCTTTATATGTTTTTTCTCGAGTAATTACATTGTAATAATTCTTTAAGTTAAAAGATCGGCTCGATTCTTTCTCACAATAATAAGAAGTATAGTCATCATGATTCCATAGACAATGTTCAAAATTAGAGCATCTATCTTTTGTTCTAAAAGAGATATTTAATGCACCATCTGAATTAAACCACTCTTCAATTCTTTTCTTGGCAAGAGCATGAAGATAAGTTTCATAGCTACAGTTTTGCGGTCTTATCTTATGAGCATAATGCTTTACTTTAATAGAACCTTCTTTTACAACCATTTCTCCTTTGCAATGAGGACATCGATATTCTATTCCTTTCTGAGCATTTTCAATACCAATGCAATTTTCATTCTTATCAAGAGCATACGTATATTTGAGTTCTGCCATAATATTAAAGAATCATGCTTTATTCAACTACTCCTTCAACAAACCATTCCTATTCATAATAACCAAATAACAATTAAATTTGAATTACTTCTCTTTTTTTATATTTATAAAACTAATATTATTATATTCTCCCAATTTTGCTTGCTGATTATTTGTTAAAACTTTAATCTGCCACTTTATATCATCGTAAGAATCCTGACCATAATGATAAAATATAAGCTCTTTTTCTTTACATCCAAATTGAGATTGTCGTCTAAAAAAATCATCAAAATAAGAATGATCTGTTTGCCCCAAAGAATATCCAAAAAAGACTATTTTCTCTGCATTATCCAAGATGTAAGGTAACCCCTTGACTTTTTGATAAGGATTATGAGATTTATACAGAAATACATGCCTTTTATCTATTTCGGCATTATCTTCTACTCCAAATACAATGCCATTCCTCAATGTACCATGAACATGATTGATTAAATATTCTGATTTATTATATGAAATATCACTTAATATATTTTCAATTGTATAGGTATAATTAAATGTAAGAATATAGACTGGAGATGATTTAAAAGCATGGTCTAACACATAAGTGCCTATAGCTGAAGAATAGCACCCTTCCTTAGTCACCTCTATCAAATATGACTTTAAATGAGAACACAGTTCATTGTATTCATCACGCAATGTGTCACTCTTTTTAGGTTCACCTTCTATAGATATTCTTGAAAGAAAAGTTCTTTGCGAATACTCACTTAACTCATTTTCAATATCAATCCATAAATTTAGAGATTGCCTCTCTCGAAGATAGTCCACCAAAAAGTTATTCTTTATATCAGAAAACCAATGGCTTTTCATAAAATCCTTATAAGAAGTTTTCAGACCAAGATTTAAGTCAAACCCGTTACCTACAACAAACACGGTTTTATAGTTTTGCAATTCATCCATAGTATTATAGAATCAAAGTCACTTCACAAAAATACAAAGTTAAGAGGAATTATCCTATAAAAAGTAAATAAAAAAGCCCCGATGGAAACCGGGGCGAAATGCGTATTAATTTAAAATTTAGAAAAAAGGAATTATACTTGAGCATAAAAACAATCTAAATCTAAAACAGCTCGTCTTATTGCTCGATAATCATTATGAGGTACCGTAACAAATTGTTCCCCTTCCTCCCCTAATTCTGCAGAAAATAATCCTTGAGGGGCTCGTGATGTATTTATTAAGTCCACATAACATCCATAATCTATACTATAAACATTATATCGTATCCCTGGAGTATCCTGACTTGAGACACTCTGTTTTATAACGTGTATCACTCTAGCATCGTACAAATAATCAATAAGATTATTTTCAATATCTGTCCTTAATAAGAAAGCGCGAGCATTCCTTTTACCAATCACCTCATCTATAATCCATCGCAAAAGTTTTATAGCTTCCATACTTGAAGTTACAGACTTTTCTTTATCACGATTATACCATATACGAGAGGCGTCTCTTATATTTTTAATAGATATATTACTAGAAGCAGCCTTTGTAGCAGCTTGAACTAAAATATTTATTGCGTCTCTAGGTACTCCCTCCGAAGCTCTCACTAATTCTTCAAAGGCAGGAATTTGCGTAAAAGTATTACTAATTAATTCATCCGCAAACTTTACTTTCTGCTCTTCTGGCAATAATGAATTTATATGCTTAAACAATAAATTTTTAAAAAAGTCTATTGATAAATAATCATTATTATCGAATACCATAAATTCATCCAAATTAAGACTTGTCATATCAGCACCTGTTTCGATACCAATATATTCCGAAATACTCTTTTGGATTTTAAAATTAGAACGATGTTCTATCGCTCCTATTTTTACTGTTACACCATAAATAGGAAATAAACAACGCCTCAATAAATCACCTAAAAAAGGTTGTAATTCAACAGGTATTTCAGCCCATTCGTCTAATACAATCCAAAACTCATGAGGAGCTATCAAGTTAAGTATTTTAGACATAATGACCCTAATAGAAGGAAAGTGTACTCTATGATTTTCGAAGCCAGTATTTACTGTTTTTTCTCCTATTTTTTCCCCAATACAACAATCTTTTGTAAAACCAATATTTGGAGCTGTTCCCAAAGTTAGTGCGACATTGTTAGAGTTTTTAATATTTGATTCAACCAAATTTTCTTTAGTAATTTCACCGCTTATTTTTATTTCTGAGATAGAAGTTGCTAATTCCTCCAATAAAGGTCCCATAGTTCCCATATGTACATCTTCTCTATTGTCTTCAGCAATGAATTCAAATATCTGATCATGAATAACTGAGAACACATCAATAAGCAGTCTTGTCGCTCTTTCCGAGACAGGAATAGTTCTATCTGAATATAAACCGCCTGTAGAACCTACTAAACGTAAATCAATATAAATAGGATAACTACCTTCATTTTCTATTTTCGAGCATAAATATTTAAGAACATGCGTCTTACCTGTCCCGCGTCGGCCATATAAAATTTGATGGTCATTATTCATTAATTGAGTAAACAAAGAGCCGACATCAACAAAAGTATTTACCAATTGTTCCGTAGAATATTTCTCTGACCTTTTCCTTAATTTTAAGATAGCTGTATTTATTTCTTTAGCCATAGCACTAATTATATAGTGCAAATATAACTAAGTTTAAGATATAAAACAAAATTTTCAAATAAAGAGATTCACATAATATTACCACTGAAATAAATCATAACTTATACCACCGCCAACATAAAAACCACCCGGATAACCATATCCAGCCTGCAACCCTAATCCCCAACGCTTCTTCTTCGACTTGACAACCACCGGATGGTAAATATCATTCGTCACCGTCTGATACACAGTCTTAGGAAATACCTGTAAACTATCCAGCCGAGGGTCTACATATCCACTTACCACAGCCCGATACGAGCTGTCTCTATATACCACTTGCTTACGATGAAGCAAGGTATCACCTATCCGTGTCGTATCATCTGGCACGAAACGCCAGAACACAGCCATCGGTGCAGAGATAAGCATCGTATCTACCTTGACAACCGTCTTTATCTTCGTCTCGGTACGTATTTCTGCCGACAAAGGCTCGTGCGGACGAAACCAAGCCGCCACACAAGCAAGCAATACAACCAATATCCACAGTAACTTTTTCATTCCTCAAACCTTAAATCGTTAATCCGATTCATCCACCCCCGTTTGAATTTATTGTTCGCCGGACGAGAGCGGCATATATCCTCGATGAAATCGAACCGTGCAATCTTAATCATGTCGAACAACTCACGCGGGTTCCTGGCATTCACCGCAGCGAGTGTCTTAGGACCTACTATTCCATCCACAGTAACACCAAGCAAGCGTTGAGGTATCTTTATTCCGTGTGCACCCGATGCCCACACCCAATCGACAAGGATATTTGCTACGGACTGGCTCGTTATCAAATCTGCCTTCCATCTATCCCAATAATGCGGCTTGAGCACCCGGTTAACGACATCCTCACGGGTAAGCAGACGCAGGTCATCCACGTCTATATCACCGTCACCGTCCTTGTCATAGCCGCATGACTTCCACGTGCCGATAGTCACACCCATATTCGTTGCACCTCCAAGGTCTGCCGGGTCATTCACGAAACCGCCTTCCCATTTGAGAATCCAAGGCGCTAATTTATACACATTCGCCATTCTTATTTTCCTCCTTGATTTTTGGTTTTACATAAAAATACAATATATTTGCAAACGCCTTTGTTTAAACTTTAAGTTGTGTAGTATTAAGGGAAAGGGAGCCGTTGTGAAACACCTTCCTTTCCGCGAATCAGTAGCCGTTTTGCGGTTCTCTGTCACCGCATTTCTTCCTCTCACACCGTTTCAGTGCCAGTTCCAGTTTCAGGTCAGAATTAGCCTCCTTCAGTGTAAACAACTCATCCTGCACCTTACGGAGCCGGTCTGTCTGCTCCACAAATCGCTGTTCCTTCTCCGAAAGCTGCTTCTGCAGGAACTCGTTGTACTCCCGTAATGCCTTGAACTCCTCGACATCAGCATGCGCGTCCTCAATACGCGCATTGGTCTTGCGCGACATCCACCACTTAACAAGCTGCTTGATGCCCTCGATGCCACCGAGTGCGGTCACCAACATAATCCAATCATTCATTTCCATTTCTCCCGGTTTAACAATCGATACAAATTATAAGCACCCCCACATAAGCACAAGCAAACGCTGCCATCTCCGCCCAGAACAGCCATTTCCGGTATCTCAACATGATAACAACGGCTATCGGGAAAGCAACCGCAGGCAAGTACCACATACCGGAGAGACAAACCCAAAGAATTGTAGCTAATCCGGCTATTACTGTCCCTGCATAATGTACTTTGCTCTGAAATTCCTCCTTGAACAGCGGGGCTGTCCCGACGAACATCAGCCCACCGCAAGCAAGAAATGCCAAACATTGCAGGTTCTCCGATGAGCATTCAATCCACACCGGCATAAGCAGCATGGCAGGAACGGCCATCGCCGCCTGAAACAGCCACGCCGGGCGGTTCCGTTTCTTCAGTTGATAATAGGTGTCAGAGAGCGACCAGGGCACTCCGCACACTCTCACCGCATACATTATGTACATAGTGAGCAAAAACAGCGACATAAAACATAAGTAAATCATAAGCTATCAATTTAAAGGTTGAACACTAATTTTTCAGGATAACCGGAAGTGTAATCATACGCTCCGACCTCCTCTTTCGTAGCAAGTCCCATAACCGCGGCCAGATGTTCCTGCGTGGCATTATAGCATTCCAGGGCATACAGTTCCAGTGCGGCCAGCATCTGCAAGGCAAGAGGAATGGGGATTACATACTTCACGGCATCATACCACAGCACGGTTGTCTCCTTACCCACAGCCTGCTCGATAGTAATTGAGTTTACCAGTCCTACCCGCGTATCCTTGTCAAGCCACATCCGCTTGCCGCCAAGCGTAAAGGAATTCACGGCATCGGACCCGTCGTAAACAGCAATTTCATTGACCTTCGCGCTCTTCACACCCTCCAAAGTCGGTTCATAGGGAGGGGTTAATTCACATTCGAGAATTTCCTTTGCAGACGCTGCCGGATGGGCTTCGTAAAATGCTTCCTGTTCCGCATTCAACGGTACCCAGGCTCCATCCAGGTAATCCTCATAGGTTGTACCCACTTCATAGTTTTCGTCCAGTTCAAAATCAAGACGGACAACTTTCTCCTCTGAATAAATATGTATATATTGCATTATTGTTAAAGCCTATTTTTATTCATTATGATAAATCGGTAATTCGTTCTAATACCTGATGTAAGCGGTGCCGTATTTATTTCAGTAAATGAGCCCAGATAATCCGAAGATTTGAACATACGATACGGAGAAGAACTTTCCTGTGCTATCGCATACTTTCCGTCAGACGAAAGCCCCAAAGCAAAGCTATTGCCAATAACGGAATGCTTCAATGCCCAGGTTTTTCCGTAATCGGCGGATATACGTGCACCGGAATAAGAGTACCCTCCCTCTATAACCATATATTTCCCGTCATAGGATATGGCCAATGTACGGGCAGAGAAACTCGAATCGGTAATTTTAGTCCACGTCTTCCCATAATCCCCGGAATAATAGGCATAGTATAACTTTGATGAACTCTCCCTGTTGCAGCAACACAACATGTATTTGCCGTCACCGGAAATGGCAATCTTTGTGATAGGCCCCCTGAATATTTCACTGCTGAAAGTTTCTCCATAATCGGAAGATATAAACAGCTCATGGGTAGTATAATAGGGAGAATTTGACGCATATGCCACTACGTATCTGCCGGAATGGGACATTTCCACCCCCATGAGAGGCACGGTATTGTCTTTTAATCCATTGGAGACCCGCCATGTCTTCCCATAATCCCCGGAAAGCATCAAATCATATTTGTTATTGCTATTCTGACACACAACAGCGACCAGATTCCCCCTGCCGTTGCAGGCTATCGAGTATACGGAATAGCAATTATCAGGCTTGAAAGGTTCTGCCGTCTCCAGAAAATCCGTAGAACGCAATAATCCCACATTTGCCATATAGCACGAGCAATAGATATGCCTGCCGTCTCCGGACATGGCAATCCTCGTTCTATCGTTGCTGAAAAAGTATTCGTTTACATTAGGAAGGTCGGAAGGTTGTCTTCTGGTCCATGTCATTCCACAATCCTTGGAAATATCTATTAAGGCTCTACTGTCGGAGAATGCAATCACATACTGACCGTCCTTTATATTATTGCTTCGTCTTTTTAATACACTCATAAACCTTAGTCCCTTGTTTTTACGGATATTGAATAGGCGCCAGCGGCATAGCACCAGATACTAATCTCAAAGATATCTCCAGCGGAAACACTGATTGAAGTACCGGACATCGAAGTGAACGCGCCGGTATTGGGTATCGGCTGTGTGAATGCCGCCGATGCGACGCAGCGGATATACAAGTCATTGCCCACTGACATTCCGGAAGCAAGGCTGATGTTCGTGGCAGAACCCAAACTTGCAGTGATACTTCTCTTGGAAATTGGCAGGGAGGCCAGTGTCGTGACCGTATTCGCACCGGTGACTGTCGGGTCACCGACACCTTGCGGCCCTTGTGGTCCTTGCGCACCAGTCGCCCCTTTAGGTCCAGTAGCTCCGGTAGCACCCTTCAGGTTCTTGAAAGCAAAGGAAAAGGTTCTGGCCAATGCGGTACCACCGAGAGAAACGGTCACGGAGGGCGTACCGATGTTGGCGTCAACCGTAGCAGTAGCACCGGTAATACTGGCACTTGCACCTGCTGCACCCGTGGCACCAGTAGCACCGGTAGCGCCTTTTGCACCCGTATCACCTTTGTCTCCTTTATCGCCCTTTGGACCTTGTATTCCTTGTGCACCAGTGGCGCCTTTTGCACCAGCAGGACCGGTAGCACCAGTATCACCTTTTACTCCTTGCGGTCCTGTGGCACCGGTATCACCTTTCATGCCCTGTGGACCTTGTACGCCTTGAGGACCTTGCGCTCCCGTATCCCCCTTCTCGCCTTTATCGCCCTTTGGACCTTGCAATTGTCCTTGACTTTGCCAATCACCGTTATACCAGGCATAATATGTATAAGGCAATGCAGTTCCAACGGAATAGAAACCAGTGATGTTTGCCCCGTCAGGTACAGCAGTCTTTAAGGCATCAAGCGTATCGTAACGTCCAAGAAGGGTGAATGTATCTCCCGGCTTGCCTTTCACATAGATATCCGTCTTAACGTATTCTTTAGCGCTCTTATCCCATTGGTATACATAGTGGTCTGCACCGATGTAGGTAGGATGTTCTGCCGTATCAGTAGCATTCGCAGTAGCCGTCTCCGATTCCTGCTTGAGGGCAGCAAATTCAGTGACACGGGTACTTTCAGCATTTACGCGTCCGGTTTCGGCTGTTTGGCGGTTAGTTTCCGCACTATTACGTGTATCCTCAGCAGTGCTTCGGGCATTCTCAGCAGTAACGCGCTTACCTTCTGCTGTAGCACGACTGGTTTCAGCATTGACACGACCCGTTTCGGCTGTCTGTCGGGTTGACTCTGCGTTGGCCCGCACTGTCTCAGCATTTTTACGTTCCTCCTCGGCGCTGACACGTTTACCTTCGGCAGTAACACGGCCGGTTTCGGCAGTTGCCCGTCCGGTCTCAGACGTCTGTCGGACCGCTTCAGCTTTGCCTCGCTCTGTCTCTGCCGTTTTCCTGAGACCTTCGGCTGTCACACGTTCCTTTTCGGCATTGATACGCGTAGTTTCAGCAGATGCGCGGGTACTTTCAGATGAAGCACGCTTTGTCTCAGCCGTTTCACGGGATTTCTCAGCTTCCTTGCGTGCGTTCTCCACTATGACACGCTCCGCTTCGGCTTTGCGCACTTCCTCAGCAGCTTCCTCAGCAGGGGCAGACAGCAACTCAAGCGGTGCCTCGACCACCGATTCTTCCATACCGGCAAGACGGAGGGCGGGCAGGCTCACGATATCGGCCAGCGAATCGACAATCTCCACATCGCCCACACCTTGGGAGCCGACAAGAAGGGCTTTCTTCACCTCCTCTACAAGCTGGTTGAACTGATTTGATTCCAATACCATAATTTTCAGAATTGATTTAAGATGGCTGGATGACGTTCAGTTGGTTAATTACCGCACGTTTCACGGCAGCTATGAGCCGCGAGTTCTTCACCACAAGTTCAAGAGCCTTGCAATACTGTTCCGGGATTTCCACCGCATCTTTCGAGTAGTAGATTTCCCGTGCCAGGTCTTCAAAGCCTATATCCAGAAGGATACTTCCGTTGTACATCATTTCATTGCCGACCGTTTCGGCTACGTCGAAGGTCTGCTTGGCGCCTTCGAATGAGGTCTGGGCCTCGATTTTCTTAAAGTTGATTTTCATACTTTCTATTTTAATTATTCTATATACTCATCCATGACAGATACCAATTCCCCAAAACCCGTTTTATCACATGCCATTCACGCCCGTTGATATTCGTCCTGGAAGAGTTCGCGAACGTACCGGAAGGAAAACTGATGGTATTCCCGTTCGGCATTATCCATATCTCATGCCCGTCAGAAGAGGACGGAAGGGATATAGTACAGTTGCCGTAAAAAAGCAGTGTGTGGTCGGTCGCCTTAATGCTGTACCTTGTAACCGAAGAGAGTATCACGTCAGTATTCCGGTATACACCTTGCGTCTTCAGCGGCCCGGCAATTTCCAGAGTCCCGGAGGACGGAGCATACATCTTCCCCACTATCACATCACCACCGAAATAGCTCTCGCCGGAAGATACGTGTATGGCCCTATTGCGCCCCGGAATGGTTGCAGAGATGGTTACCACCCCTTTGACTGTGCCCGCTTCCATAGTCTGGTAGGGCCTTATCAGGATGCTATTGGCTCCTCCGTCCGACGCTATCGCATGCAGATAGTAGCTCTTGCTGAGTTCGAATTGCGTAGTGCTATCTGTAAGGTCGGTCACGAACGCTCTCGAGTTGGTGGATATACCGTTACCATGCAGATACAGATAGTCACCTATCCGGCCGCTGGAGGCGTTTATCTTTCCGTTTACGGTGATGCCGTTCAATATGGCGTTGGCACCGGAAATATTTCCTTTCAACGTAAGATTATTGGCTGTGATATCGTTAAGCGTGGCATTGGCACCGGATATGGTACCTTTCAGGGTAAGGTTGTTCGCGGTGATATCATTCAGTGTAGCCCCCGCCCCGGTAATGTTGCCCTTCAACGTAAGGTTATTAGCAGTAATGTCGTTCAGGATGGCGTCAATACCTGAGATATTGCCTTTTAATGTCAGATTATTAGCTGTGATGCCGTTCAGCGTAGCATCCGTGCCCGTTATGCTGCCCTTTAGAGTCAGGTTGTTTGCCGTGATGTCGTTCATCGTCACACGCCCGTTTGTATCGACCACGAAACTGCCGTTGATGATGGTCTTTCCCGTAAAGTTTATCCGGTCAGCCTCGATTGTAGCATTGGATATCAGCCTGCCCGCTTCGCCTTCGGTGATGAACGCGCTGATTTGAGCACGCCTGACGATATCACCGTTGGGGTCGACCTTTTCCGCAAACATGGTGGCGATATTGCTTTCCGTCACTAAACCGGCTTTGTCGATATTGGTAATGTTACCTTTGGAATCGAAGGTTATCTTCTGCACGAACTGGTCTATACGGCTGGCCGTCTGGCTAATGGCTGAGGTGTGCTGTTCCACGGTACCCTTCAGGCTGTTTGTGGCGGTCACCATACTTTCTATCTTCTCGGCAGTCACATGAAAGCTGCCTGCATGGGCGAACAGCTTGCCGTCCAGGTCAGAGACGGACGCACTGAAGTCTGCACGAAGACCGCGGGCCGATATGTCAATAGCAGACTTATATGCTTCGGTGATTCCAGTCTCAAGGCCTACAAGACCGGACGTGAATTCAGATTTCAGACCACGGGCGGAGATGTCGATAGCAGAGGTGTATTCTTGCGTTATACGACTCTCAGTATTCGTCAGGTCCTCCGTGAACTTCGCTTCAAGGTTGCGCGCGGTAAGCAGGAATTCACTGTGATACTCTTCAAGCTTGCCTGCCGTGCTTCTGATTTCGTCAAGGTTCGCCTGAATCTTCTTGTCTGTAAGTTCAAAACGCATATTGAATTCCTCGCGCAAGTCAGCAAGAGCATCATCGGTTAGCGTAAGTGCATACAAGTACATGTCACCGGTAAAAGACATGTGGAAATCACCGGTTCCGTTCCACTTACCGGTTATCTCCATCTGTTTGAATTCAGTACTGGGATATAGGTCCTTAGAAAAGGAAATCGGGGTGTATTCCTCAAAACCTTCTTTGTTCTCGTTCTTGAAATGGAAGGCAAGAGTGCCGGGGCGCTTCACCAGATACTTGAAAGAGATAGTGAACTGCCGGGGGCGCTTGAGTTCGTCGAAGGTCTCAAAATCCGGATGGCGGTAAAAGTCTGAGTTGACCTGCTCGATATAGCTGTTCTTAAGGCGTAGCACATTCTTTGCGCGTTCGCTTACTATATCGGCGAAAGATTCCTTGTTCGCATAGAAGTTACTGTTGAAGTACAGCAGCCGACCGTCAACTCGGAAGATGCGTATGTTGCTGCTACCGGTCCAGTACTGCATGTCAGCGGCAAAAGACGCATTGTTAAGGTAATTGTTCAGGGCATTGATTTCATCACGCACGGATGAGATTTCAGACTTGATAAGTCCTTCAATGACAGTGAACATTGTCAGGATGTCCTCACCGGCCATCGTAAGGAATCGCCCTTTGATTTCTACGCCACCTTCCGGTGTGTACTTGATGTAAGTGCTCTCATCACGGGCGCCGATATAGGAAGTACCGTACACTTTCATGTAGGCATGCCCGGTGGATTTGTCAACACCGAAGGAGATTACATCTTTCCCCGTTAGGTTGAAGTCGTCAATGCCGGTGTAGAAAGTTATAGACGGGGATGTCTCGTTGGTAGACGATAGCACGATTGCGCTTTGAAGGTCTACATCTGTACGGTGGCCCAATCCTATAATGTCATCGCCCGCTTGGGGAACATCGCTGTCCTCATCGCAGATGGTCTTGGACAAATCGATGTAGTCACGTCCCACGGCCACAACCTCACGCCAATAGTAGCGATTGGAGGCATTAAGAGTGGTTCCTTCGACGATGTTGCACTCCTTTGCCTGCGCCAGCGAGCCTACACTGAACTCGTTGGCTATCGCCTCACCGTCCTGCTCGGCAAGAAAACTGCAGCGGTAGACGTCTTCCAGTTCCTCCACGCGGATGCACTTCATACCGGCATGGGTGATTATTTGTTCACCGCCTACATGGGTAGCTCTCTTGACTTGCAATTCATCAAAGACGGCCTTTATCTTCACATATAGACGGTCAACGACAGCCTGCGAGGTGCCGTCCTTGCGTACCGTGATACCGCTGCCGTTCTTGCCTATCAGCAATCCCTTCAAAAAGTTTATGATTTCTTCCGCTACGTCGCTTGCGTCCTTGCGGAGGAACATTCTCAGGGTACGCAAGGCTGAGAACACATTGAAGTTGCTTGCGGCCGTAGCGTCGTTGGTCTTGATGACATAGATGTTGCTTCCTCCCGAACCGGTGAAGGTCTGTCCCTTAAAAGTCAACTCTTCGACTTGCGTTTCAATATCGGAAATGCGGGAATAGGCGGTGCTTTCGCCAATCGTATACTGCGGGGAATCGTAAGGCTTGTCGAGGTTGATTTCAAAGCCGATGACACGGGACAAGCGCCCGTCCTTGAAGTAGGCAGGATTGACAAGGTTGATGCGCTGTCCTATGTCAAAGCTGTGATTTATTTGGTCTTTGTGTACCCAGATGGAGTTGAGCGTAGCCGTATAGGTGCCGTCGTCGATGCAGGTCTTTGCCACGTACTTCTTTGCAGTGGCAAGCAGTTCCTCTTCGGCAGCAGCCACCAGCCCAAGTTCGGTTATCTTCTCGGCATTCCAACCAGACAGTACATACTTGTCACCTTTTGAAGGGAACAACACTTCATCCGGCAAGGAACGGCCGTAGTCTTCATTCTGTACAATCTCCCAAAGTTGGGCATCAGGATTCCATGTGCCGTCGTCGTTCTTTTCGGTCAAACCAAGAGGATTAAAAGCTACGCCGAACTCCATGCCGTTGAGCTTGCCGGATTCGAACCTGATTTTGAGTTCCTGTCCTTCAAGGATGTATTCCTTCGAGAAGTTGATGCCTGAATCCTTGAACCGGTAGAAGGTAGCTTTTGTCTTTGTACCATCTTCATTATCTACCTCGCTCTCATAAAAGCTTACACCGGTGATTTCACCTACTCTTTTGGGGCAGATGTCATCAAATACAACAACGGCTTCGACAGCTTCCAAATCGGTCAAGCCCTCGTGGGCATCCACGTATGGAGTGCCTGCCGGAAGCATAAGGCGCTTCTGGACGATACCGTTGACAACAGCGGTCTGGTCTACCGGGCGATAGTTGGTAGGGATGTTTCTTGTTGAACCGAACGCATAGATTCTTGTAGCATAAGTACCCTTGCTATCACTCCGGCTCATGTCCTTGGCTTCCTTATCCAGTTCTATCTTAACAGCATCGGAGAACTCACAGCGTCCGAAGTTGATTACATGGTCCGTTACCCAACAATCACAACCCCAGTTATCAGCCATGCTGAACATAGCATCAATGAGGTTGGTATTGTCATAGGTCATCAATTTGGAGGAGTTCTCGACACTATCGTCAATGGAAAACACGAAGTCTTTTCCCTCATATTTATAACCAAGAGCTTTCAAATTGCGAAGGAATACACCCATCTGGACATCCAGTGAAGCGGTAAGGGACCAGGACGCTTCCAGTCCTCCGTACTCCGGGGTGTACTTGAATATCTTTGTTTTCCACTTGAAATAGTAAGCGTCAAAACGAAGTTCATAGGAGTAGCCTCCGTTCTTGTAGGTCGGATAGGGAATATCTACAATCTGATAGATTTTTGCCAATTTACCGCCCATGGAGGCATCGAGTACCCCACGCAGGTCAACGTAATCACCTACTTGGAAATCGACTGGGGACAGAGTATTAAAAGGTAGTACGACATAGTCCTCTTTCATTAAAGAGAACTTGCCTTTTGCACCGGGATTGATACCAGTTGAAAAGCGGGTATTGCCTTGTATGTCCTTAATATCTATCATGTAAACAAAGGTCGGACATAAAAAAAAGAAGCCCTAAAAATTAGAGCTTCCATACACGACAATGAATTTAATGTCGTAAATTTCTAGCCTACAACACGGTTAGATGGATTATACTCACAGAATTTGGCTGATATTTTCCCAAATGTCCGGTCTAAGCTTTGGGCATAAGAAACGCTCTTTCCTAAATATAGCAAATGATAAATATCACTACTGTTCTCAGGAATCTGAATATCAATTTTACCTTTGTAAAGTTCTTCATAAAAAGCTGTTTTCTTTGCCTGATAATCGGCAGGAGAATCACCTTCTACTGTAAAAACAAGAGTTAACTCACGCTCATCAAGCTTGGGGTTATCCATAAGAACTTGTTTCCCATGTTCCAAGCGTGATTTATTCTCTATAAACTCTTTCAGAGGTACCGGTGCTCCCAGTACATCAAGAAAGTTATCTCCCATTCTAACACCCCACTCTTTTAGGGCTTCTCTTCCGTTTATTATTAATTCTGCCATAACTATTATAGATTCTTTATATCCTGCTTGATATCATTTGTATTATCGAGTATTCGCGGACTATTCTTGGCAAGAATAACAGAGTTTTCAAGTATATCTCTACGGTCCATGTTACCTTCTACTTGGAATGTTCTCATTTCATCTACGATTCTTTCCATATTGGAGACTTTATCGGTCAATGCCTTTATGTCCTCTGTCGGGAAAACAACATGTACCTGCGACTGATAGCCGCTCGCTATTGTCTCTTTGGCTCTATCTGCGAAATTAGGAGTTCCAGATAACAAAGCTGGGACATCCCCGCTTCTAAGATTGAGCAATGAAAGTTTGCCATTGATGGATGAAAGTAAACCGGTCTGTTGAATGGACTGGTTCTTTATTTCTTCCCCGGCAACCTGCAAAGCTGTAAAACGTCCGTTAAGTTCTTCGCCGGTATCTTGTGACATGGCTTCAAAACCCTTACTACTCGCCTGCTGTGAAAACATGGTTCCAAAGAACTGGTTGATGGCATCAACTTCTTTCTTCATGTCGTCAACCATCGTCTGTTTCATGGAGTCGAGGAGCTGCTTTTCTTCGGAAGTCAAGTCGTCATCTCCCATGGCCTTTTTCCACTCATTGTACCACTTCTGCATCTGCGGTTTGAAGTTCTCCACATACATGGCCTTAATCAAAGCCTTGCGCATGTATTCGCTCATGTCATCGGAAATATCCTCCGCTGTGGCCTCTATATCGTACAAGGAATTCAGAATACCATCAGAGAACGACTCCCATTCCTGCTCAGCTTCATTACGGGCGTTCTCCGCTTCCTGGGCGGCTTCTTCCGCACGGTTGATGGCTCCCGTATCAAGAGTGGGGAAAAGCTTGTTAGCCGCATCCACAATGTCGACACCGGCTTTCTGAATTTCGGCTATCATCTCGTCCAGAGTCTTGCGCTCGGCCGTATCAATGGCACCGTCTTTCATAAATTCGGTATATTTGTCATACCAGGCCTGAATCTGAGGCTGGAGCTGGGCAGTAAACATGGAATCCACCAAGGCATTGCGCATATATTGATAGATATTGTCGGCTATGTCCTCGGCGGTAGCTTCTGCGTCATAGAGCACACTCTTGATACTGTCGGAGAAAGAGTTGAACGCTTTCCTTACCTCCTCTCCAGAGTCTTTCCACGCGTCACTGATTTCCCCGGCAGCATCGGCGACCTCCTTGCTCAACCCGTCAATGTCATTCTTGATGTTTGTACGCTCTTCATCGGTTACAAGTCCATCCTCTGAGTATTCCTTCCATTTTTCCCAGATGGCCTTGATACGCGGTTCGTACTGTTCAAGGTACATTGCCTCAATAAGCTCTTTCCGCATGGAATCGGAGATATTCTTGGCAACAGTCTCAGCAGTAACTTCCGTATCATACAAGGAACTTAATATTCCATCGGAGAATGATTTGAATTCCTCCTCAAGTTCTTTCTTTAGGTTGCTCTCAGTAATGCCAAGAGTATCACTCAGAATATCCTTAGCGGCCGTAATGTCGTTAGCCAACTTCTCCGCTTCGTTTCTTAACGCATCCTTTTCAGTGCCGGTTATGTCACCGTCAGACATGGCTTCCTGAACCTTCTTGTATAACTCCTCTATCTGCGGTTGGAAGCTATCGGTGAACATCTTATCAACCATCTGCTGACGGATGTACTCAAAGATGTTATCTGTCACATCCTCGGCAGTGGCTTCGACGGAGGACATGGCAGACTTGACGCTATCAACAAACGACTGCAAGTCTTCGGCGTTCTTCAGCTTGTCAGCAAACAAACTATTAACGTCCTCTACGCCCTTCATCATCTGCTCAATGTATTGGTCAATCCGAGAGCCGAGTTGTACCATGTCACTCTCGGACAATCCGTCTTTGGAAAGCCCTTCAAAGGTCTTGTACAACTCTTCCATCTTGCTCTTGTACTCCTTTTCATACAGAGCGTTAATCATTGCCTGACGGAAGTAATCATAGATATTATCAGAAACATCCTTGGCCGTCACATCAAGGGAAGTAAGAGAACTCTGCATACTACCGATGAAATCCTCATAGTTATCCGTGCTACTGTCGGTATCCTCTTTGGTCCATCCGAAAATTTCCGCAAGCTTGTCACGTTCGGCAAGTGCGGAACCGGCAATTGCGTCATACTGCTTCCGAAGAGCCTCCATCTCCTCCTTCGTAATGCCTCCTTGGTCTTTATTGGCCTGGGCAAAGGCATCGTACCACGTTTGAAGGTCCTCGGTAAATTTGTTGCCTACCATTGTGGTAAGCACGGCACGCTGCATATATCCGCTGAAACTGTCAGAAAAGTCTTTCGCGGAACTGCCCATATCCATGAGGGTATCCACAAAACTGTCGAAAACGCTATCGAACGTTGTCTGTGTCAGTTGTTCACTAATCTGGTTCTGAATATCCTCAATCCTTTCCTCTCCATCTATAATGCCGTTCAAATATTCTTGCACGTCACCGTCCATCTTCGCCCAGAAGGCAGGAGCTTCGGATTTAAGTTTCTCCAATTGCTCAACAGTGAGGTCAAACAGTCCGGTCATTCTTCCGGTCCCGACAAACTCTTTGGCGGCATTGACTGACATGTCGAGTGCGTCGGCAATGTCCTGCCAGTCGCTTGACGAGGTGTTCTTTGCCATCCGCTTGCCAATGGAATGGGAACCTGCGGATGCACCGGAATTAAGACGTTCTTTTCCCAGTAGGCGATATGCCTCAATTTGCTTTTCAACAAGGCCAAGCGCCTCTTCTCCTACCTTGTCTGCCTCCATGCCGTAGGAAATGCTGATGTATTCCTGCTTCTTGTCTATCAGTTCATTCCATATCTCATTGAGCCTGGTGTACTCCTCAACCATCTCGTTATAGTGGGAATAATCGGCACCGAACATCCCGTCCAATGCGGACACTACAGAGGAAATTCCAGAAACCGCACTCATTGCGCCTCCGACAATATCACCCGACATGATTTGCCCGAACCCGGATGCCGTTTGTCCTAAGCCGCCAAGCGCATCAATGGCACTTGTTATCTTGCTATCGTCAAATCCGAATATGTCGGCGATACTTGAGCCGAACTCATTCAATGCAGGAGCAAAAGACGTCACAGCATTTCCTGTATCGGTGATTCCTTGACCGATTTTCTTGGAATCGTTGCCACCCTTTTTTATGGCTTCTATCCCTTTCTTCAAGTCAGAGACGAAAGCCTGCCACGGTGATTTTCCTTTAAGTTCATCCTTTAACCCTTTGATTGCGTCTGTAACATCCTTGATGGATATTTCCCCTTTTTCTATCCTTTCAATGTCTTTATCGGTAAAGCCTATTCCTTTCAAATCAGCAATAGAAATGTCTTTATCAGTACCGGACATGTATTTAATAAGGATTTCGTATTTGTCAATGATGGACTGAATAGCGGAAACGGACTTATTGCCGGCATCTTCAAAGAGGTCTGCCATCGCCTTTGTGGAGTGGCCGAACTGTTCATCAAGCTGTTCAAGAGCCTTGTTCTTTTGGGCTACCTTGGAAGAGTACTCCGGGCTGTCGGTTTGCAGTTTGGCTATCTCGTCATTGTACTTCTGAATAAGATTTTTGCGCTTTTCCTGATAGTTTCCGTACTCAATGAAGTATTCCTGCCATGCTTTTTTGTCGGCTTCAAGTTTGGCTTTACTTGTTGAATCAATATCGCTTTCTCTTTTTTTAGCGGCATTAGAAGCCCATGTGCCAAGTTTCTCCTCTTGTTTATCTGTCAGTTTTCCACCTTGCTCCGTTTCCCAATCCTTGCGCTGTTTTTTAATAGCATCCAGTTCTTTTTGATAGTCCAAGTCAATCTGAGCCAGCTTCTTTTCAGTGCCATCCTCCATGAGGTTGATTTCATCCTGCTGGTTTTTCCGACGAATGGAAAAGAGTTGTTCGGTAAGCAGTTCTTGCTGTTTGAGTTGCTTGGCGGCTGCTTTCTTGGCTTGATTTTCCTGCTTAGTCAACGAGCTTCCAGTGATGCCACCTAAATCTTTATAGGCTTTCTCTTTTGATAGCATATCTTCACGGGCCTTTTTTACCTGTTCCGATGTTGCTTGTTGGTCTTTTAAAAGAACTTCATAACCTTTCTTTGCCTTTTCCCAATCGGATTTGGCTTTCGCAAGGTCTTGCTGGTAGGTTGAGGTTTTACGTGACTTTAACTCCGATTCAAGTATATCTATTCTACTTTGCAATTCAGATTCAGTAGTCGCACCTTTCAAAGAACCAATGCCTACATTCAAAGAATACCACTTATTATTCTTTCTTGCTTGTTGAAGGCGCTTCATTTCATTCAGTTCTGACTTTATCTGAATATCAGTATTTTTCTTTAAATCAAGTTGCCATTGAGCGAGTTCATCTGAGCGGACTTCTTTTTGATAACTTGTGAAAATGTTTTTTTCTTCATCCAACTTTGATTTCAAAGTAGATAAAGTTTCATTCCTATATTTGTCAGCAAGTTCTTTCTCTGATTCATTCAAACTGTTTTTATGAAAATTCGGGTCTTCTCCGAACCTTTTCCATAATCCGATAACCTGTTCGTATTCACCAATTAGTTTTTTAGAGTTGTTGTAATTAATTTTATTCTCTTCTACGTTCCTCTTTCCAGCTTCCTCATTGTATTCTTTCCATAAAGCTATCAAGTCTCTAATATGTCCTTTTTCATCTATGTATTTTTGGAAGAGAGCGGGATATTCATTCTTTATTGCATCCATTGCCTTCACCCTATCCATAGAAGAGGTATATTCATTTTGAAGGGTGGAAATCAATTCTTCAAGCCTTTGTTTATGTTCTTGCTCTTTTTTAATAGACTGTTTCTTTTGCTCGTCAAATCTTTTTTGCGCTTTCTCCGCCGCGGTTGTCGAATCGTGGAAAGCCCACATTGCAGCACCAAGCCCAATAACGGCAGTAGCCAACAAAACATAAGGATTAGTAAGCATTGCAGCGTTTAAAGCTAACTGCGCTTTTCGTGCCAATAAACGGGCATTGGTAAGTCCAATCTCCACAAGGGTATGCTTACTTTCAGCAGCAGTAACAAGCATCACTGCGGTCCGGTATGTACCATAAGTAACCACTAATCCAGCCAAGACCTTCCCTACTGTTTCATAATTCTGAATCAACGAAGTTGTCATTTGAATACCGTCCATGATAACACTTTCCGACTTAGTTCCCAATTCGTTAAACACGGAATTCAAAGCATCCTGCATCATAGACAACTGACCATTGATAGTCTTTGAAGCATTCTCAGACATATTGTAGAACTTACCGCCTGCCGATGTGGCATCTATAAACGCCTGCTGTACCATTTCAGCGGAAACAACACCTTTGGACATTTCATCTTTGAGTGTAGCAATAGACTTTCCTGTCTTTTCGGAAATAATCTGTAACGGGTTGAATCCAGCGTTTATCATTTGATTCAGATCCTGCCCCATAAGTTTACCCGCTGCTGACATCTGTGAAAATGCCAAAGTCAGCGAATTGAACTTACTGGATTCTCCCATAGAAATATCACTAATGGCTTTCAAGTATTTGATAGTGTCTTCTGCTTGTATGTTAAATCCAAGCATCATCTTTTCTGCTCCAACCATATCTGACATAGTAAGTGGAGAAATCTTAGCCAGCTCCTTGATTTGCGGAATCAGTCGCCCTGCTATATCTTCTCCAACCATAGTCTCAATAGCGGTCTGCATAGATTGAAATTCGCCACGCACACGAATCATTTCAGAACCTAATGCCTTTAATACTCCGGCGCCACCAATAACTGCCAGCGCTTTCTTCCAAGATATAGCGATACCTTCGTTAGTTTCTACTACTTGTTTCCCATCATTCTTATAAAGTGTATATTCATCCCGGAGTTTCTTTACGGAAAGACGCGCTTCGGCTTGCTGTTGGGTGAGGTTGAATAAAGCATCCCGTTCTTTACCGAGCGCTCTTTCTTGTTTGCTGATGTGATTAAGCAGTTCTTTATCTTCCCCACCTCTTGAAACGATGTTCTTATATAACTCCTTATTTTTACGAATAGTTGTTTGAAGAGAACCTATGGCATTCTTTTGAGCGATAATCTTCTCTGTGAACCCATTTACAGATTGGGAAGCATCGAAGATTTTCCTTTTGAATCCCGTTTCCATCTCCGCTCCAGCTTTGGCTGCATTAGTCACCAACTCATCCAATCTTTGATTAGATGCAGCAAGTTGGACATTTAAAGCCTTGAAAGCAGCAGGAGACTGCGTGCCATCCATGCTCATTAACTCTTGTTTTAACTTCGCAATTTCATTACGGAGCCTTACAACTTCTTCCCAGTCACTACCTACCTTAAAATATAATTTCGCCATATCTATTTCTTTTTCCTACGATTAGCCAATTCCTTACCACTGATTCTATTCACTTTTTGACCACCATATACTGCGTGTAATTTATCCCGTTGCATCATCAGCAAATTCCGATAAGGGATAACCTCAAACACTTCTGTATAACTCAGATGAAGCGTGTCAATCAAATGGGCTATCTGCCCGAAGAACGTTGTGTTTCCTACTGTTTCGGTCTTGCTGCCAGCATCGACACGTTCCTCATCGAGCTGACACACTGAAAAGCCGAAATATCCATCATAGAGAAACAGACTTCCAAGGCATCTTTGACTTCTTCAAAAGTGCCGTTCTCCAATTCTTTGACCAAACTATCATTCCCGCAGATGAAGCATGAAATACCTTTCAGCATATCTTCAGTAGCTTCAGGAAGCTCTTTAATAGCCTCCATGATATTATCTCCTCGCAGGGCGATATTGGAAAAATGATGAATGGCACGACAGATAATTTTAATTGTAGGAGGTTTGATGGTATAAACGATTCCACCTATCCCTACATTTTTAAAATCCAGCCCTAATAGGGCATCAGAAACCGTTTTTGCTGCTTGATTATTCATAACATTAAATTAAAAAGGCGGTGAGCAACCACCCACCGCCATCTGAAAACAATCCTTTTACTGAAAAATTATCAACCTTCCGGCACTACAACTTCCGATTCGTCAAACCACTTTTCGGAAGCCAATCCATCTACACCTGTGGAAAGGGGAACGGCCGAAACAGCCAATCCGACAGCCTTATCGGTATTAGAGCCACGGGCATTGATAGCCGCTTTCGGAAACACAACATAAACTCCGTCTTTGGTTTTACCAATCACACATTTATGAATAGGCTTATACTTGCCTCTTTCCCAATTCTTTTCTGTGGCTTTACCACCTTGTAAATCAGCCTTTGTAGCATAATCATACTCACCAATGGTGAAGTTGATTTTCACCTCACCCGGTTCAGACGTTTCCCGGTAGTACTCACCAGTCAAAGCGTTTTTGTAACGAGTTACACTTGCCTCTGCTTCTTCGTATTGATACGTGTCACCATGCACATTCTTGACCCGCTTCGTTGCTGCGTTTTTCAAGATGGTGGCTACTTCTGCGCCTGTTAATCCGGCAGCTGGAGTAGTAACCGTTTTAATCGGTTCTGCATAATACAGTTCGTCAATTTCTACTGCTGTAATCATATCATTTTACATTTAATACATTAAACAAAATTCTCACATTCACATAATGACACTTCAAAGCTGTGTCCGCTTCTGTACCGATAGAATCAATAGAGTAACGATATGTCATACCATCATAGGTGCTTACTACATCATCAAACAGCTTGCCAGCCTTTCTTTCAAGTTCGTTAAGCCGGATTGTGTTCGCTTCATTCTCGCTTAAATTGGGTACACATAGATTCACTTCTGCGAAAGATTTCTTCCAATAAGTTCCCGGCTGTTGTTTCTTCGTGTGGATGACAATCCTTTCGGACTTCAATTCACCCGTCAGCGTTTCTCCTGCTGGTACTATGTCTATTCCGAAAATCTTGCAGTCCCGGTAGAGGATGTTTCCTATGTCGGTGGTTACTATCATCGTTCAAATCTATCTTTCAATCTTTTTTCTGTCCTTATCGCTGCACTTCCTGCAACTTCAAATCCTTTGGATTCCACGAATGAAGCATAATCAGCTTCGTTTTTCAGAATTAAGCCATCTTCATTAACCTCATAATCATTCGATTCTCTCAAATGTTTTGTGTGGTCTTGATAGTTTCCGGTAGCTTTTGCATCTTCAACAAATGCCTCTCCCTCTTCTTTCATGCCAGCAACGACTTCGCTTGTTCCGTCCTCAAAGAACTGGTCAACATCCGAAAAGTCTGCATCTATTCCAACCATATTACTCTATAGGAAAAATAGTTTGTTTCCAAAGGGCTTTTAGCAACTCCTTCACCTCTTATGCTTCCATCGGCATTCAAACAACGAACCTCTGCACCTGCTTCAACCTTTGACGGCTTGTCAAAGACTACCTTGTACTTGAAATCATACAAAGCACCATTGATAGATACTTTCTTTTCCGCACTTACATCATCACAACGGCATTTGCACACCTCCTTCCAGCTTTCACCACCGGTACCGGGAATAGGTCTTCCGAACTCATCCTTATCCATCGGGGTGATAACCTTAACCTGCAATATGTGGGAAGCGAATATCATAAGAAAGTCACTTTAGGTTTGTTACTCAGTTCGTCTTTCAAACCATACTGTTTGCACAGCCATGAGTACAATTTCATTAGGCTATCAACATAATTAGACCAAGACACAGAAAATCCGCTTTCGCTGACCGAAGATGGATTTTGTATCATCCACGGAATTTGCTTTGCACAAGCGACCTCTAATTTTGCCCGATTTTCCTCGGCAAAAGGTTCTTCACCATCCAATCCCGTTCTTGAAAGTATATTTTCAACTACAAGATTAGACGGGGTGTTCTTATCAAATACGCTTAATACAAACTCCTTGTTACTCATGGCTGATATCATTCAATATGGTGTAATCAGTTTACTATATGCGGTATAGCTATAATGCGTACAATGTTTAGATTTATAGATGTATCTGAACGGACATTTGGGAACATTAATTCGTACCCCTTGAATAGCCATTCCCTCTTTTATCGAACACATCATAGCCGGGTTATTTGCAACCAAAAACATGGGATGCGTCATGGTCAGTACAACACAATCAGCCGGAGCCGTTTCCAAAGTGATAAACTGAATATCCGGCAGACCAACATCAACAGATGGATTCACATACTCACACTTGGGAGATTCCACACTTGATGCCTGCACGTCCAACGAGACCAAAGACATCATCAAAAAGCCACACATGGCAAAAATAAAATTCTTCATTTCTTTTCTGGTTTATAAAATTAGACAATGGAAGGGTAGAAACACTACCCTATCCTTACTCGATACCTAATGCTTCTTTCAGCTTGGCAGTTGATTCTTCATCCAGTTCTGAGACCTTAGCCAAAAGAGTTTCTTCTTTCATATTGCCGGAAGCTTGCGCACCGATAGACTTCAAAGCATCAATCAAAGCCTTCTTCTCAAACTCCTTTTCAAAGAGGGAGATTTTCACCTCCTTCTTTTCTTCAGGGGCTTTCACTTCGGGAGCTTTCACCTCAACCCGTTCAGCGAGTTTACGGCTCTCCATATCCAACACACGGGATTCTTCAGCAACTTCAATCACTTCACCCGGACTGTAATACTTACCGGTGAATTTGTCGCGGAAAACAGATATAACCTTTACTTTCATATCCTACCTCCTTATGCTGATTGGATGGATGCAATTTCGCTCAGGTCGAAATTGGTAATCAAGTCCGGGTTGGAAATCTGCGGAATCCACTCTGCCGTATATTCCATGTAGCGACCGTTCTTATCACGGTAGTTGGAGATAAGCATCTGCCCCTCTGACGGGATATAAGTACGTCCTTGTACTGGGTCTGTCGCTTCATACGGGGTATGATGGCGCATATAACCAATGTTGTCAGAAGGCAACAGAGTAATGCGGTTATCCGCGTAAATCTGCACATTCTTTCCCGTCTGGTCTTTTACGTAGTCCTCCTTGATTTCAATATGCGGCAAACCGATGCCGGTGAACACTTCGGAAGCCAAAGAAGAGGAAACCAATCCCGTACTCAACTTCATTTCGTTGCTGCCGAGAATCATCTTGTACTGCTCACCAAATTCAGATGAACCAAGAATAAGCTTGTTGAAAGATGCACGGGTCATTATCATCTTGGCATAAACACCAAAATCCGGAGCTAAAGAATGAAGTTTCTCTCTCAAATAAGAGATAAGCATATTCTTTCCGTCCACAACCACATCTCCACTTTTCGGCTTGATAAAGTTGAACGGAAGGGCAATCTCCAGCAGTTTATTATTGGTCTGACCGGAAGTGATTGCGGCATCTTTGTTGTAAACGGTGGCTTCACCAAGCATCAACAGCGCACCGACAATAATATCCATACGCTTGTGGGCGGCAAGGGTAATCTGACGGTAGTCGTCTGCCAGGAAGTTTACAATCTCTTCCATTGCAGCCTTTTGGTCGGCTGGCTTAGCTGCATTGAACTTGTCAATCAAATCCTGCAATTCGGAAAGACGGTCAATAGACATCTGATAAGCATCACCCAAATAGGCAATCTCACCATATCCGGAACCGATGTTCCGACGCTCACGGATGGGTTTCTCTCCAAAACGTGAATTGATAGAGCCGGCCATAACTCCGGTTACAGAACCGATATAATCCTTGAACACACGAGTAGTCACTCTGCGGAAAGTAAGATACTGCTGCCAATAGATTGTGTCCTTGCGTGTCTGGTTCACACGTCTGATGATAGCGGAAACAATGTTCGCATCATCGAATAATGTTTGAATCGTTAAAAACATATCCTACCTCCTTACTCGTTAAATTCAAACCATCCCTTCATGTTGGCTTTATCGTTCTCGGAGAACGGCATAACCAATTTTGAGGGTTCAATTTCTGCGGCTGTACGAAGCAATGAAACCAATGTGACTCCGTCCTCAACCTTTGTACGGTTAAACAGAGCCGAATTAGCTACATGCTTTTGTTTTAAACCATCAACTGCAACCGCATTGAATAATACGGCATCTTTGGCGATATTCTCACCAAAAGCAGCCTTGATAGTCAATACATCATAACCGACATTAGATTTATCAATTGCCGTTACTTCTGCACCTTTCTTGCCGCTTCCGACAAACATACCCACATAAGCCAAAGAGTTCTTGGCTACTTTGATAGACAAAGCCTCTCCACCAGTGGTATAGGCTTCTACTACTCTCACATTGATTACCGTGTATGCGAACTTATTTTTCAAGTCCGCACAAATCGGTGTAAATCCGGGAAGAAAACTTCCCACTACCAGGTTCTGCGTGTCGAGTTTGAACGGGCCACGTCTACGAATACCGGTCTGGACATCGTAGCGTTCCTCTTGCTCAACAGGTGGAACCAAATCGTACTTAAATCCTGCTGACATAATTAAATTTTGCTTTGTTCAACAATAGTTTTTGTCCCTTCGTCAATCATCTTGGCGAGAGATTCACTCTCTTTCTCCATCTTCTGCTCTGCTGATTCGGGAGGGGTCACGCCTTTGAAGCCGTCATTCGCGAACTCCTGTTTCAAGTCCTTGAAATAAACGTCCAAGTCCTCATCATCCTTGATGGCGCATCGTTTGGCGTAGTTTTCGGGAATACCATACTCCTTTGCTTTTGCCAAAATCTGCTGGCTACGTGTTGCTTGAGCCTTCTCCGTTTCAAACTGTGTTAGCTTGTCAGAAAGGCTCTTGTTGGAATCAATTAAAGCTTGCGCCCATGCAGGCACATCGTCTTTATTCTCTTCCGTTTTGATGGTTGTGGTAGTCTCGATTGGCTTACCGTCTTTAAGGTTATGTTTCTTCTCGTAGTTGGAAACTGCGGTCTTGGAAGCATCCCCGACACGGAAATCACCATAGGAATTTAGCACGTCCGAGAAGCTGATACCCTCAACAATGGAGTTTACCTTTGTCTCGTCCGTTACACCCTCTGCCTTCTTAGTGGCAATTCGGGTTAAGATAGCAGTGTCCACCCCAGTAAACTTCTGTTGCAGCCCTGCCAAGATTTGTTCTAAGATTGTCATACCGTATGAATTTGATTTATAAATTTCTACGGTAAATTTCGGCATTAATAAGCTATGTGAAAAATTATCAGATAGGTGATACACGACAATGAAACGATTGTCGTAAAATGGTATAAAAAAGGCGTGAAACCGAATGGAATCACGCCTAAATAAAGTATTGTAACTTATGCCGGTACAGCCATTAATTCACGCCCTACTGAACGTATTGTTTCTATAATATCTTCAAAACGTTTCTTAGACGGCTTCTTTGTTCCGCTTACATATTGAGCAAACAAACTCTGAGAAATACCTAAACGTCGTGCTATGGCAGCAGCATTCAATTCAGGATGAGCTATAAATAAATCATAAAGAGGATTAGATTTCCTTTCCCGAAAGAATCCCTCAAAACTCAAATCTTCATCAAGCTCTTTCCAATGTATTCCGTCATGGCTCGTTGTGAAATTTGCGCGCTGCGCAGGAGTAGCCCATTTCAGCCTTTGGAAATCTGAAAACTTCTCACATGCCTCCTTCCCGTCAGTGGTACGTATCCATACCTCCGTATCAGTCAACCATACCTTTTCAACTATGATATTTTCCATAACCACTTATTTTGATTTATTAAAAAATTTATTCCAATGCTCTGCTATTACTTCTTGATTTTCTTCTATAACTGATTCTACAAGTTTCAGTTCAGATGACTTCAAGCCATTATTTTTGATTAATGTAACTGGAAATAAAGTGAATTTAGCACTTACATCCCCTTTGATTACATGAACATGTATAGGCTCATGGTCATTAGCGTAAAACATAAAACGAAAACCAAATAAAATAAATATCGTTGGCATACCTTTCTCTATTGATTACCCTACAAATATAGGTAATTATTTAATTACCTACAACTATTCAAGCAAAAAATTAGCGGCAATTCTTTGATGTTGCCGCAAAATATTCTATTTTTCTTGTACTAAAATTATAATCCCTATAATTTTTCTGACTAAGAGGCATTTTTCTGTCCCTTATTTCCGATTTGCTCATTCTTTGCCGCTTGCTCCTCCTTGATTTCTGCAAGCTCCTCTTCTACCCTATCAGCATTCCCGGCAAACATGATTCCCTCACGCGTTGACCAGATGCCACCACTGACAGCGGAAACGGCAGTAGTCACCTTATCATTCAAATCATCAATCATATATGGAACCAGTTCTGTTTCTATGTCAATGGTTTGCGATGCCTTGCTAAACTCGGTTGGATTGATAGAGCCTAAAGCGGAAACAATGAAATTTACTCTCCGCTGTAAAAACTCGCCGATAACCTCACCGTGATTTTCTACCGCCATGTGTGCACC